GATACGATTCCATCTTCTCCGCCCAAGCTATGTTGTGCTCGCCTAGGTATTCTTCGCCAAGTTTGGACCATCGATCGTGGTTCTCAATCATCTAAAACAACCTCTGTACGTCGTCGCATTGCTATTAATCTGCTCAATGCAGCTTGTCCGAGCGTCTTAATTGCCTCATCAATTGCTTGAGAGGTCTTGTATCCGCTTTCCTTCATCGATTTCAGAATCCGATCGGACTCGTCGCTCACAGTTATGGAGTATTGGTTCGCCATGTTTAACCCTAAATAATAATGTTATTTAGTATATCCTCAAAAAAACTAGCGGGTCAGAATAATATAGGGGGGGCATTACCATTGGGGTGGTGGTCGGGGAGCGAGGTGGTGTTGAAGATTGGCGGCTTCGCCGCGAAGATGGGAGTGGGTTTACTTTATACACCGTCTTAGCCACCGTTTCAGTATGGCGACCGCAAAAACAGGCTCCTTTTACTTAACCGAAACAATTTCACTGCCAGCTGCTAGTGCAAGTGGAACACGAATACAAGGCTCAGTTGATCTGGGCGCTTATGTCAATGTGGCAACAGGGCAAGCAATTGCTATTGACCAAGTTGACTTTGTTTACCAAGTATCATCTGACTTTGGCAGTGATCCTGCTTCAATGCTAACTGGTAATGGATCGATTGGAGCTCAACTTACTGATCTAAACCCTGGAACTGGTTTTGTTCGAGCTGACAATCAATCTCTCGTTGCTTCTGGTTCACTTTCAGTTGACCAAGCAAACAACATCGCTTCTCATGCTTCTGACCTTTACCCTGACAACTTTGGACCAACCGCTCTTAGTGAGGCATTCATGGTTGTCAACGATACGCTTTACCTAGTTGGTGGAGTTGATGGAACAAACATTGGCGGTGCTGCTGTTTATGTTACTGCTAGAATCCGAGCCCGTGTTGTCAAACTCGCATCCAAGGACTGGATGGCTATTGCAATCCAATCAACAGCCTCTGATAACTGAGGTTGATCTCGATGGTACGCATAGAGGGAACTCTCGATGAACTCAGAGAACTACTTGGTAGTGCTGAGCGTTCTGTTAGGGCTGTTAGGGACACAGTATCGAAGAGCAAAAAAGTGGCTACAAAAACGAAGCGTAAACTTAGCAGTTGGCAACGATACCTTAAGTCTCCAAGTAACCACATCAAGTTCAAATCAGGACCAAAGAAAGGAAGACTCGATCTCGCAAGAATGTCAAAAGCCTTCAAGCGACAACAAAAGAAGTAAGTGGTAATATGATAACAGAACTTCCAGAACTAACAACTCCTAAGAAGAAAGGTGGTAAGAAGTGAGTATGAATCGTAGACTTGCTGCAATGCATCCATCATTAACTTTAACTTACCAGGGTGGAACAACTTGGGCTCCTTCACCTGGTACTGCAACAACAGGTTGGCAACAACTTGGTTCTAATACAGGGTTCTTTCATGAAACTCAGATCGATTTATCTGGATATGCACTACAAGACATGACCTTTTTCCCTTCTGCGGTTGGAGTTCAGGACCCTGGTGTTTACCGCATGCTACCAGGAGCGGCTTCAACAACCTCCTCATTGTATGTACTTGATTTGATTACATCAACTCCAATCGATCCTACAGATGTTATGGTAGCTGACCTTCTTGGAAATATGCAAGGACCAGGTATGTTTGGTTCTGATGAAACATTCGAGACAATTCTTTACGGATTGTTTCGAGTTTTTGCAGAAAACAACACCATCAAGATTCCAAACTTCCAACAACTTCAACGATCACAACGGTTTGAATCTGGAGAACCAACAGCAGCAGACAAATTATACTGCTATCGTATCGTTCAAATCAGTGCAACAGGTCCATTAGACCCTAATTTATCTTACATCGTCGTTCCTGCTGCTCGTCAACTCATTGCTGGTCGAATTACTGAAGAATCTGAACTGGTTTACATGCAACGACTAAAGAGATCGTATGAATTAGCTAACCAGGTGCGACAATGATTGTTCAATCGACGCAACTGCCAACTTTGTTTCCGTCGTACGACGAAAGAGCAAGTCAACCTATAACTTCGATTGAAGTTCCTGCTGTTGACATCATCGAGCAAAAGGACTTTGAGGGTCATGGCAAAGGCGGAACTAACTATTGGATTAATGAAGATCCAAGGCCAACTAAAGAAGAAGCTCTCGAAAGAATAGAAGATTTCGAGATCTTTGTAGATGTTGTTGATTACCTAGTTCCTGAAGAAGTCTCGAACAACATCCCCTATTGGATTAGAGGACCTTTTGGAATTGCTCCAGAAGTAGCTAAGTTTCTAGTTGAAATAGATCCACTTGATAGAATTCAAGATTAATCTTTGTTAGGCCAAAACTTCTTGATGAAGTCGGGTTGACAAGCTCTACAAAGTAAATGGAGATCGCCCCAAGGATTTCTCATGATGATTTCCATTTTAGCGTCGCACATACAACATCCTCGTATTGAACTCATTCTTCTTCACCTACTTCGACATGCGTAGCTTCGAGCCATGCAACCCAGCACCAGTAGAGTTTAGCCATTACCATATCAACATGCGCTGCTGGCCAGTCCTGAGTTCGGCCCGGGACATCTGCCCAGTAATCATTCATTATCGATTTCATCAAAGTTAATGGCCCTGATCCTGCCACTTGCGTTGGATACGATTCCATCTTCTCCGCCCAAGCTATGTTGTGCTCGCCTAGGTATTCTTCGCCAAGTTTGGACCATCGATCGTGGTTCTCAATCATCTAAAACAACCTCTGTACG